CCTTCACCGGTTTTCGTCTGTTCCTTCTTTTTGGTGCGGTACCAGATATAATCCCAGCCATCCTTTGCAGGAATTGACAGTCCCTGAATGGTTTGCGCAGGCTGATTTGGGATAACCGAAAACTGAAAAGTAATTTCGTAAAGTTCATCACGTTTTGTTCCGCGCCTGGACGCGCTGAAGCCGTCAAAGCGCACCTCGCCAGCCTCAAATCCGCGGAATGATTTACTGTTGACCTTTCCCTGCAATGAATTCAGGTCACGGATATAACTGATCTTGAATTTTTTGTAGGTCATATAATGCGTCTCGGTAAAACTTAAGGTTGGCGAAAGCACATCGACGCCGGCAATATTCTGTGCATGATCCACATTGATGGCGCCTTTCTGATCCGGTGCATTGCCGATCTTGCTGATCGTTTCAAAGCTATGGGTGATATGCCGTGTTCCGCCGGAGGAAGAAAAGTTTATTGTGCGGTCGCCAGCATTGGCATCATCATCCGAATTATCCGGCGATTCCGTGCCGGAGTATTCGTAGGTCACCCCGACCTTATAAGTTGTATCATTGATCTTCTCGGAAATGCGCAGCTCCTTGCGGGCCATTCCGTACATGGCCTTGGGCGCCTTGGCCCGCACCGCTTCGAGCGCTTCGTATTCCGTCGTTTTTGGATAAGACACGCCGTTGATATAGATCGCCTTCACATCGCCAACAACAGCACCCTTGACCAGGTAAAACAGCTCCATTGACTTATATTTGCCATTGCTCTCGATCGTCTGGATGCGATCGGCAAAAAGTTCAGTTACAGTAGCAGGCATACTATTCCTCCTTTATGAAAATGCGAGACCTTCGTTGCTCCGGACAACATCAATCAGCGTCGCCAGATTAGCCGCCGTCGCCCGGGTGTTACGCGCTGTCTCTTCCTCGGGTCCTTGCGGATTTCCCAACAGATTCATGATATCTGATGTGATAAACGATCCCTGCAGATTTCCCCTGTCAAAAGATTCCTGGCGCTTGACAAACGAGTCCCTGGCGGAAGTTATCAATTCCACCTTTTCCTGCCTGGATGCAATATTCTTTTGCAGAGCATCGAGTTTTCCGGATTCGCCAGCAGATATCCCAACGCCCTCATCGGAAGTCGCTGCCTTCGCCGCATTCAGAGCGCTGATATATTCCTCTCTGGCCTTTTGCAGCTCACTTTTCGCTCCTACTGACATGGCGTCGAGGGATTCCATAGAAGCCTCATTGATTTTCTTCTGGAATGCTTTCTTTTCGCTTTTCGCAGCCGCATCTTCATCAATAGACTGGAGGAAATTGTCATACTTTGCAGACTTCGCGTCTTGTTCGTTTTTCTGCTGTTTGTATGCTTCCACTTTTGCCGCGGTTGTTGTAGCTCCTACGTCGCCAACCAGAGCTCCTTTATCCCCGGCAGACAAAGCATTAAGACGTTCTTGGATGATTTTTCTCTTTGCCATAGACATCTGCCAATTTGCCAATGCTGTTTCAAACTGCCCTTGCTTCTCTTGATTTGAAAGATCAAAATAACCTTTATTGGGATCAGCATTCAAATCCCCTGCCATAATGTTATTCAAAAGCCCCAACAATCTCCCTTTGATTTCTTCCGGAAAACTTGTCAAGGAATTATTTTTAGCACCGGCCTGAATAGATGCGGCAGCTGCCTCAGCCTCCACCGCGGCAAGCTCTTTTTCAAGCTCCAGTTTTGCCGCATCCCTCATTTTTTCATTCAGTTTTTCCTGGGCATCCGCTGCTATAGTCAATTTTCCAGTAAGTCTGTCAAAAGAAGTCCATTCTTTCGAGCCATATTTATTCAGGTCGGCCAGCAGACTGTTCAATTCCTCGATTTGCGCAGCCGCCAGAGGCGCAGTCTGAGACATTTCCTCGAGCTGCTTAATGCGCTCAAACTTCACCCCAACAGACTGCCGTTCGGTATCGCCGGCAGTACGCTGTTCCGTAGCTTCATTCGATGCTTTTTTTGCGGCATCATATTGTTCCTGCAGAGCCTTTGATGCAGCATTAGCGCGCCATTTCATAATAGCCAAAGCGCTTCCGATGGCAATCAATGTCATCATCACCGGATGTGCAGCAAGGAAAGTCAATGCTTTGCCAAGCATGCCAACCCCGCCAGCAGCCGCCTTTGACGATGCAGCCGTTGCCAATCCAGCTGCTGGCATTAAGCCAAGTCCGCTCAACATCGAGCGAAGTGCCGGGTTAGTGGCTGTCGCGGCAGTATTCAGTCCAGCCATTGCAGTGCTTGTAGTCTTCAGTGCCGTTGCCGCTGCGGAAGCCTTGAAAGCACTAGTCACAATTTTATCCATAGCCAAGATCGGTGCAAGCATAGATTTGCCAAGTGAAGCGCCAATGGTTATACTTTTCCAAGCCATCCCAACAGAAAGAATTGCCGCACCTGTCGCCAACAGGCTGCCGATAAATCCATTGTTGGCTTCCATAACTTTAATAAAACCAAGCGACATATCATTCAAATATTTCAGCATCGGCGTGAAGGTCGTCGCGACGATTTCACCGAAAGCGATCCGGACGCCCTCGAAAGCAGATTCCAATTCGCGAATGGTACCGCCAAAGCCGCCCTCCCTCTTTTTGGTTGCCCTGCCGGCATATCCCTGGCTGTTTTCAAGGCGATCAAGCATCGTGCTGATTTTTTCAGTATTGATGGAAAGCATGCCGCCGCCAAGCGAACCCCTGGCGTCAAAAATATCTTCCATGAACGTAATACGTTCACCTGATCCCATTCCTGCAGCGACCTTGCCGACTTTGGCCAGCGTCGCGGCCATTGAAAACAGGTTGCCTTCCGCATCAACTGTAGAGATGCCAAACTTTTTGAGGAATTCCTGCACCTTCGGATCCGCCAGGCGTTTGTAGGATTTTCCAAGCGCAGTTCCGGCCAGGCTGCCGCGGATGCCCATATTCGCCAGAACGCCCAACGCCGCAGACGTGCTTTTTAAGTCTTCGCCGGCGTTCTTGGCATGCGGCCCAGCCATCTTCAATGCTTCGCCAAGGTCTTGCAAGGTCTGAGCGGAGGAGTTGGCCGTTATTGACAATACGTCAGATATTTGGCTAACATCGGTAGCAGACATTCCGAAAACGGTCATATTGTTCGCCGCTATCGTCGCGGCTTCCGCCAGATCAGTGCCGGTAGCCAGGGAGAGATTAAGCACATCCCCGATGGCATCGCGGATCTGATTTCCGCTAAAACCCATTCGACCAAGCGCTACCATGCCCTCTGCAACCTGAGCAGAACTGAATGCTGTTTCGGCACCCAGCTTCAAAGCCTGTTCGGTCAGGCTTTTCATGCTGCTTTCTGTTTCGTCGGTAACTGCCGCAACCGTGCGCATAGCATCATCAAAAGAAGCAAAATCATTAGCGGCCTTGATCGCACCAGGCACCGCAAATAAAGATATCTTGGTGGTGGCCGAGCTGAATTGATTCATCGCAGCGGCAAATGCGCTAAATTTACCTTTTGCCCGGTTAAGCCCGCTGCTAAGCCCTTCGTCGTCAAGCATGATCTTGACCGCCGCTGAACCCAAAATAATAGAGCTTACGTTTGACATTTCTTGACTTCCTTGCAAATTTCGGTTATAGTAGGACAGCGATTCAATAAGGAGGTGATCAAATGGTAAGAATGACCGTTGGTTTTTTTATTGTCGCATTTGAAGTGTGGCTCTGTTTCCGTTATTTGCCAAAACAAGAAGGAAACGGGTCTCTGCCTTACGCTTTTAGCTATTTCATTCCTTGCTGGATTTTTTTTGGCGGTATCAGCTGGTGCTTGCGATTTTTCTTCATCGAGCTGCCATCTCCCGAAGATCAATCGTTTTTTGGTTGGTATGCTGAGGGAATGTCGTACTTGATTACCGCAGTATTCATGTTCACCATTGTTTTAGCAAAGGCCGCACATGCAATGCGGCATAAATTCAAAATTTCCCCAAGCAATTTTTCCGAAAAATTTGACGACTTTATTGATCCACCTTCCTCTTTTCTTGATGATCCTTGAAAGAGTCTTCAAAGGAATCAAAAAGCGCATCCGTCGCCTTTGCGATGATGCGCTTTTTCTTTGCAAAGGGATTGAGCTGATCCGGTGATATGGCGGAAACATTCCTTGGACGGTTGATGTTATAAAGCATGGACAGCAGATTTGCTGTCCTGCTCCAATTAGCCGACATCCGTGATTCGGCCATGATTGTCAATTGCCGGAGGCTGAAGGGGGCTGGGTCTGTTCCAATGATGCCGGCGAGCTCGCATACACTTCGCTCAAGATCAAATTCAGGCTGCTCTCCATCTCTTGAGACGCCAGAGCTTGCTCGAGCTGCTCGTTCCTTTTCTCGACGAATTTCTTCGAGGACTTCAGCAGTCTCATCAACAGATTGCGAGTCGCCGGCAGGGAAAAATTTGCGATTTCCTCCAACAGTGCATCGGCTGCGGATTCAACGGTCTGCATACTCATGCCGGACATGAAATCCTCGCCTTTGATGTCATGGCGGTCAGCAGCCGGAACACAGAGCACATAGAGCACCTCCATCAGCGTCACCGGATCAGCAAGCTTGTCCAGCATGGTTTTGCCATCCGACGGGGTGAGATCAGCCAGGTCGATGCCTGTTTCTGATTTCACCCTGCGCCAGGAAGCAATATTCAGATCAAAACTCCAGGTCTTGCCTGACTTGTCCTTAAATGATTGCACGATGATCCTCCTTATTAAGAGGCAGTGACTTTCTTCGGCAGATAGGTGTCATCAACGATCGTCGGCTTTGCTTTGACGGAAGCCTTGATCACACCGTCCATCGGCTGATCTTCCGAACATTCGGTAATGATGAAAGAACCCTCGATGCCGTTGCCACTGGCTTTGGAAAGCGCTTTCAAATTAACCGCGCTTCCAGCATGGTAAGCATCACTGATCGTTTTGTACGGGCCGGTAGCTCCTTCATCGCTAAGAAGGTCAAAAGTCAACTCCCAGTCAGCCTGGCCTGCAAGAAAGACTTTGACATCCGGCGACTCGCGGTTGGAGATATCGATCTCATCGCGGGTAAGGTTGAGGTTCACGTTGGTAACCCGTTTGACTTCGGTGGATGGTGATACTGCACCGCCGGCGCCAACGTACAATTTCGCGTTTTTCCCAAGTGAAAATGTTACTGCTGCCATGGTTTGTTTACTCCTTTTTGTTATGGTTGGGGATCGTTGAAAAATTGCATAATTCTGTCACGTGACTTTTCTAAAGCCGGACCGATAAAAGGACGTGGTGGATACTTCGCGTTGGCATTGCTTTTCGTGTACTTTTCGGACAGTTCATTGGCCTTGCGAACCATGTCGGATGTTTTCAGTCTCGCATGCGGCAAGTCCCCGACTGTCTGAGCGCCTGGATACTCCCTGATGGGACCCAAATTTCCCATTTTATAAACACGAGGTTTTTTGGGTGACAGGTTGCGTCCGCCACGCTCATGCAGTCCTCCGATCACACCCATATCCATAAAAGAAGGGCCGACATAGACGCTCTTTCGGTCATCCTCGGCTGCCCAGAGAATCGAGCGTTTCAAAACTCCGGAATGAGTATGCGGAGGTTCGCCTGGACGCGAAGGACCTGGAGCTCTCTTAATGCTGTTCTTTGCCACTTTCCTTACATATGCACCTGCACGTGCAAGGGAACGGCTGGCTTTCTTCAGCATCCGCCTGGCTACTACATCCTCATTGACTTCCGTACTTATATTCAGGGTTACGTTCATTCTTCCAAGCTCGACATGATTTTATAATGCAATCGGATTATCGACAGAAACAACCCGTTTTCAAGATAACTCTCGCTGTCGTAGACTGGCTTGAATTCCAGTATTTGCAGGGCTGAATTTGGAATCGAGGCATGTTCCAGCATCGACGCCAGATAATCCGTGTATCCCATCAGTTCCGGGAAATCGCTCGGTTCCGCCGGTGACGCGATCATTACCGAGACGCTGGCCTTTGATATGCCGTCAGCCCTCGATGCAGGCTCAGAGGAAAACGAAAACGGGGTGACACAGACCAGGAGGTTGGACAAATCCTCAAGCGTTTTGTCCGGCACCACGTCAACCGTGGCAATGACTGGAACAATTTTTGAGGAATTGATCAGGTCACACACCGAATTGGCCAACGCTAACAATCTTGATCCCTGATTGTCCACCTTACTCCCTCACCTGTTCGACGCCTGAGTATTTTGAGAAAATGCGGATTTCATCATGCTCGCGCTCGTTGGTCCATTCCCAGCAACCGTCTCCGCCTCCCTTGATAACCAGATATTCACGCCCGTTATAGATGATCACATCCCTCAGCTGAGGCGTGGTACCCTGCATTGAGACGGAAAGAATCTTAAAAGCAGCATTGTGCGAGCGCACATTGAATTCAGCCGTTTTTTTGTACATGTACCATTGCGTGATCTTGGCTGGTACATCCCGCAAAATAATAACATTGTCACGGACATAATCAATGCTAACCCCGACACCGTTGGTGTCATACATCTCTTTCAGAAGTTTTCGGCCTTCATCGAAAATACCCATGACAATATCCTTACTCTCCTGCCTCTTCCACGACTTTGACGCCGACCAGGCGCATTTCGTATTCCGTTCCCAGGGCCGATCCGATCGAGATGATATCATTGGTGTCCGGGGTGATATC